TGCTCTGGCTGGCCGGCGAACCCATCGACGAACCGGTGGTGGGCTACGGGCCGTTCGTGATGAACTCGCAGCAGGAAATCCACCAGGCGTTTGCCGACTTCCAGAGCGGCAAGATGGGCAAGTTGTTGAGAACGAGTGAGATAAACCACGGGCGGCCGGCGAGATAAATGTGGGAAGAGGCGGGATGTGCCGGGGCTATTCGGGACGTACTCTGAAAGCTGCTTACGCTCGGCGAAACAAATCGCGCCGCCGAAAAAATTCGGCCTCTCGGCGCCATTGTGGCACCAGTCAGCCCAAACCGAGGTAGGTCAGTGTCAGCTCCAAAACCGACTCCGACGCCGCTTCCGTCAGATCTTTCCCGTCCGGCGTGATAGGCATGTACGGGCGGGCCGGGATCGTGGTCTTCTTGCCGCGCCCGGCTTGTCCGCCGAACTGGTGAATCATGGCGTAGGCGGCCGACGGTCCGCTGCCTGCGCCGACGTTGGCCCAGTCCGAACCGCTGTCTCTGAACAGGCTCCCGTGAAGGCCGTTGTTGCCGCCCTTGCGCACCAGCTTCTGGCCGGGCCACGTGCCATCCTTGGTGCGCTGCGCTTTGGTGCTCTCGGCAAGATCGGGCCAGCCGGGGCCTTGGTCCTGGAACGCCTGCTGCGCTGACGATTCCAGCAACATGCCGACGCCGGACATCAGCTCGGTTGGGTCGGCCACCTTGTTGAGGATGCGCTCCAGGTCGGCCTGGGCGCGGGCGCCGTCGAGTGTGACGGTGATCATTTCGCGGCCTTTCGGGCGCGGGCGAACTCAGGGTCGCGGGATGCGTCGGCCGCGCTCATGCGCCGCAGCGTGTCCACTCTCAGCGAGTCGCCCGTCCTGTAGACCCTCACCAATGCCGCGATGCCGTCGCGCTCGACCAGGTACACCAGGTCGGTCTCGCTCTCTTGCACCATGCGCCCTGTCGAGACCGCCTCCTGAATCAGGCCGTAGTCGGCATCGGTCAGATCGGCCTGGGCCAGTTCCTGGCGTTGCATCGTGTCCGCCGACAGGTGCACCGTCCGGCTCCCCTTGTGGCCCAGCACGCCGGCATGCTTGCGCGGCATGGTGGCCACCGGGAACGTGCCCTCGGGCTGCTCGCGCCATTTCGAGAACGCGCCCTTGCCGACCGCCCGCGATGCAGCTGGCAGCGCCGAGTCGGGCAGGCGCTCCATGCTGCTGCCCAGGCGCGATCGCGCCAGTTGCCGGTCTCCCGGCGCGTGGTCGAAGCCCGGGTCGGGCCAGAACTCGCGGCCGTCGCCGGTCTTCCAGCCGCGCACTGTGAGCTGATCGCGGCCGGCATTCACCGGCACCTGGCGTTCGACGAACTCACCCTCGGCCGACTCGACCTGGATGCCCGCCTTGTCCACCTGCGCCTGGGTCAGGGCCTGCACCGTGCACCGGCAGCGGAAGCCCTGCGGCGGGTAGTTGATCGCCCAGAACGGGTGATCGGTCGGGAACACCTGGCCGTTGAGTGCCTTGTGCGTGGGCCGCGTGCGGCCGTCCATCACCGCCACGTACCGCCAGTACGGGAACAGCTTCGCCGTGGCGAGCTGGCGCTCGCGCCGGCCCGCTGCGTTGCTGCCGGCCATGTTCTGGTCGTAGATCAGTTTCAGGCGCGCGGGCGTGCCGTAGCGCACCGGGCGGCTGGTGCCGGGGTATTGCTTGAGAATCTCGCCCGTCTCGGCGTCGATGGCCTGTCCCCACCAGCCTTTGGCCTGCAGCAGCGGCTTGAGCTGTTCCTGGAACTGCTTGTGGGTCAGGCCCTGGTCGCGGGCCTGACCCAGGGCGGACTTGATGTCGCCCAGCACGTCGAAACCGGCCGTCTGCGCCACCGTGAACGCGTGCTGGTGCGCCTGGGCCGAGACCGTTTCCCAGCCGTCGCTGGGCTGCTGGCGCTTCTCGGCCAGGTAGCGGACGGCTTCCTTCGGGGCTTTCTTGAAGACGGCGGACAGGTCGGCCATTTACACCTTCCCAGCTATGTCGGCCAAGCAGCGACGCGCAACGGTCGGTGCCTCGCGCCACTTGATTTCCTGCGCTCCAGCTCGAACGGCCATCGCACGCTTCGATAGTGCGATGTCGTAATGTGGCCATCGACTCACCGGAGGCCCCTGATACCAGCGCCGAGCCACCCCGATCTGATCTGCCATCGCGTGTAGCTCGTCCAGGGTGTCGGCCACCAGGTGGCACATCACCATTCGACCGAAGGTGGCGCGCATGTCGTCAACGTAGACAGCCATGGTCAATCTTCCTTTTGGACCGTGTACTGCTTGACCCGGTCCCAGTCGATCTGGCGCGAGCTGCCGAAATGGAACTTGCCGCACGCGCAGCCGTAGGCGCGCAGAAACGACACGACCGGGTTGCCCTGCCTGGCTCGCTTGTCAGCGAGCTGGGCGGCAGCCAGTTTGGCCGCCTGCAGGGTGGGATAGGGTTTCTTGCCGGTGGGGCACGTTGATCTGGACATGCTCCGCCCTCACTTGTGGTCGCTACCGCACTGCGGGCCACCCGTGCAATCGAAGCCCTGGCCGCAGATGGCGGGCATTGCCTGGATGCTCGATACGCAGGGCACGCACAGGTGGTGTTCGGTCTCGCGCGCTGGCTTGCTGATCAACAGCTTCGGCCACGACTGCCACCAGATGCCGATGCCTTCGGGTGGGCTGGCTTGCAAGTTGATCCGGTCTCCGCACAGATCGCATTTGTACGAGCGCTCGACAGTCATGCCTTGTCTCCCGCACCCAGCCAATGCGCCGCGAACCCGACGCGGTGCAGCGCGGTTGCCAGCACGCCCACGTCCTGCTGCTCAATCGCGGCGTCCAGCGCGGCCTGCATGGCTTCGAAGCTGTCGGCGCTCATGATCGCCTTGACCACCGGTTCCAGCAGCCCAGCGGCCTGCCAGTCCAGATCGGGCTCGCTGAGCTGAGTCAGTGCCGTGTCGATGGCCTTCAGGTCGCTCAGATCGGGCTGTGGGCCGCGCAGCGTGTCTTCGTCGTCCGTCCCCCCCTGGCGAACGCCCAGCGCGCCCAGCGCGGCCATCATCGCGGCTTGCAGCTTGGCCTGGGCCTTGCCAGGCGCGGGCGGTGGTTCTTTCGGGTCTGGCGCAGGAGCGGGCGCGCTCCTCAGCACCTCGTCCTTTTCGTCGGCGATGGGGATGCGCAGCTTTTCGTGCGCCCAGTCGGCCTTGATGCGCATGCCCAGGCTCACCAGCTTGGGCAGGCTCTCGGCGTAGAGCTTGAGGTCTTCGGCCTTGGACGTGTCGAGCACAAAGCGCGGGCAGCGCCGGGCGTCGCGGAAGCCCTTGTTGACGGCCAGCATCGGGTACACCACCTGCATGGTCATCGAGCCCGCGAGCTGCTTGCAATCGCTGTTGCGGATGTCCATGCGCACTTCGTTGTGCACCTCGGCCAGGCCGCTGCCGAGGCCGGTGGATCCGCCCTCGCTGGTGAGTGTGCTGCCGTTGATGGCCTTGCTCTCGCTGCGCTCGCACCAGCTGATCATGTTCAGGAACGGGTCGCCCTTGCTGTCGGCCGCCTGCTGGATCTCGATCTCCATCCCGTTCGGGATGATGCCTCGGGCGTTGTGGCCGATGCCGGCCACAGCCCGGAACAGCGTGGACTTTTCGTCTTGGCTCGCATTGGCCGGGTACTTGCCCACGATGATCGGCAGGCCGTGGATGTCCAGGAACTCGGCCAGGTCGCCTACCGAGAAGTGCTTGAACAGGTACGGCCACACCAGCACTCGGCCCAGACCGCTGCGGCTGACGTAGCCGCTGATCGCTTTGTGCGTGTGCAGCAGCCAGCCGAAGGGCTGCAGCTCTTGGCCGTTGGCCGAGTTGTCACGCAGGCGCAGCTTGCTGCGGGTGTCCTGGTCGAGCATGAACCACGACTGGGGCCGGTGGTGGAATTTCGCCACCGTCCAGGTGCCGCCGACCAATTCCCACTCCAGCTCCTGAGCTGAGAAGCCGTGGCTGATCGCGTCCAACGCGTCGAACAGCGTGTCTTCCAGATCGGGCATGTCCTGAAACTGCTCACGCACCCAGGCCGCGAGGTCTTGCTCTTCCTTGCTGGCGTTGCGCGGGGGCACGATGTCCCAGTCCAGCTTGATGCTGGCGCGCTTGCGCTTGCTCAGCTCCGAATAGATGTGCGCATCGCGCTCCTCCATGTCGGCGATCAGCTCGTGTTGCGCGATCAGATCGCCTTGCTCAGCGGATTGCAGGATCTCGTTCAGCCGGGCCGGCGTGATGCCGCGGCTGGGGTGGTTGGCGATCTGGCGCTGCAGGTGCAGCAGGCTCGCGCGCGATTCGGTCTGCGGTTCATCGAGCGCTTCGCTCGTGATCGCGTTGCCGTATTGGTCGACCAGTTTCATGGTTACCAGCTCCTTTTTGATTCGATGGCTGGCATGTCAGCGTTGGGGTTGGGGTTGGGGCGGTTGCGGAAGCGGCCGACGTTACCGCTACCTTTGTCTTCGTGCCTGCTGCCCTCGCTCTTGCCGACCGGGGTGTATTCGATGACGCCGCCGATGTTCAGCGAGGCGAACCAACCCAGGGCCAGGGCGATGGCGAAGTCGCCGTGGCGAAAAAGGTCGGGCTCTTTCAGGTCGGCGGTGCGCACGGCGGGCACCATGGCGATGCCGTCCACCTCTTCGATGCTGCGCAGATCGGAAGCGTGGTTCTCGTCGCGCGGCGTGTCGATCATCTGGTCTTCGAACCCGCCGATCATCTTGGGCATCCAGGTGCCGTACCAGAGGCGGGACAGCTTGATCTGGTGGATCAGCTCGCGGCCAAATTCGTCGGCGGTGTCCTCGGCAATCGTCTCGCCGCTGCCGCCCGCGTCCATCCCTCCAGCGCCAAAACGCGGCAGGCCGCGGATCAATGCCCACAACACCTGCTCTTGCTGCTTTCCGGGCACCTTCTGCATCTCGACCACGAAGGGCACGGTGCGCCGCATGCTCTGCTCGATGGTGATGGGAACGATCAGCGAGAAGTCACGGTGGCGGGCGTAGTCCTGGCCGAACACATGGGTGCGGTCTTTCGGCAGCTGCTCAAGCAGCGGCTGCAGGTAGCGCCGGATCCAGTCGGCCACATAGCTCTTGCGCTCAGCGACAGAGCGCTTCACGAAGTCATCGTCCAGCAGCAGGCGCAGCACAGGGCGCTCCTCGCGCATCGCCGCTTCGATCCAAACGCCGGGGATGCACACGCTGTTGCCATCTCGGGGGATGCAGTCCAGCTCCTCGCGCATTGCCGCCTTACGCACGCCGTAGCCGTTGCGGATGCCCGAATACCACTCGCGCTTGCCGTCTTCGGTGGGCACCTTGTTGGTCATCAGGCACACACGCTCAAACAAGCCGTTGGCCACTGCGTCGTCGAACGTCACGCGGAACACCACCGCGTTGCTGCCATAGCGGCCGTTTTCGATGTCGCGCACCAGCTGGGCGAACGGGTTGGACCGCCCATTGTTCGTGCTGATGATGATGATGTTGCCGCCCCAGATCAGCAGGGCGGTGGCCGCATCGATCACGCCTTGAACGTCGCGGTGAAAAGCTGCCTCGTCGATCACCACATCGCCCTGCAGGCCGCGAATGTTGGCCGGGTTCGACGACAGCGCCACCACCTGGAAGCCGCTGGAGAAGCGGATACGGTAGGCCGCGATCTGGCGGGTGGTGCCGTCCGGCTGCTGATCGTCGAACAGAAATTCTTCAATGTCGCTTACGCCCTCGCCCTGGGCGCGGGCGATCACGCGGGCGAACTTGGCGCAGTAGCCGATGAACTCCAGGCCCTTTTCCTTCGTGTCGCCCACATAGAACACGTTGCGCCCGCCCGCGTCCTGGCGCGAGGCGGCTGCAATGGTCTTGTCCAGCGCGACACAAAAGGTGATGCCGGTGCGGCGCCCTTTGTCGGCCACCTTGATCTGCGCCTTGATGCTGAGAAACTGCACCTGGTGCAACATCAAAACCCCTTTTGCAAGGGGCTTGAAGTTGGCAGGAATGGAGCGAACGCTGGCGGGAAGATCGTCCCATTCAACGACCCGCGTGGTGCTGGCAAGTGGCTTGATGACGTCGCTCATCAGGCCATCCCGAGCACTTCACGGCGCAGCCACTCGGCCATCTCTGGCCCCATGCCGCGCGCCTTGATGCCGCTCTCCAGCTTGTCGTTTTGTTCCTGGCGGATGCGCTTGCGCGTCTCGGCCTCCACTTCGCCCCGGAACTTCTTGACGTTGATCGAACTGCGCGCCAAGTCGGCGATGCTCTTCGTGATCTTGGCGATGTCCACCGTCTTGGGGTCGATCTCCAGATCCATCATCAGGCTGAACAGCTTCTCCTGTGTGATTCGCACCAGGGCCTGGTTCACCGCGTCGTCTTCGTCCGGCGCTGCAGCCACCACGGCGCGCGCCTGTTCGGTCACCAGCTTGAGGGCCTGCAGGCGCTCCTCGAAAGCCTGCCCGTATCGGTGTAGCCCGGTCTTGCTGATGCCGTGGCCACGCGCTTTGAGTTCCGCACTCAGCGCCTCATAGCCCGCGAAGTTTCCCTCGACCAACGCGCGATCGAGCCACTCCTTTACGGCCTTGGGCAGACCCTCAACTTTGCTGCGCGGGGGCATGGCTGGGCCTTACCAATACTTGTTGGGACGGGCGATTCCGGGCTCGATGGGCACGGTGTACTCGACAACGTCCACGCCGTGGCGCGTGAGCTTGGCGAACCACCAGGGATGTTCGGTCTTGCCCGTGATCTGCAGCAGCTCGCGCTCCTGCAGGTAGTCCAGATTGCGGCGCAGCTCCAGCGTGGTCAGCATCGGCTGGCTCGGCACGATGGCCTGAAACAGCACCTGCTCGCTCGCGCCGATGGGCTGCGCCGAGTTCAGTGCCTGCAGGATCAGCCAGCGCAAAGCTTCGCGCGCGGCCTTGTCCATGTCGATGTTCATCGTGCCTCCCGGATTCGTTCGATCAATGCGTACAGCGCGTCGAGCTTGGCGTTCAGCGTGGTCTCGAAGCGGATGGTGTCTTCGCGGCGCTGATACATCAGCGGCAGCGTGGACTTGTGGTCGTTGAATTCCTTCTCGAAGCGCGTGAGACGGTCGTTCTGCGCGTCGATGCGCTTGTCCATCTGAGCCAGCAGGATCTGGCCGAAGGCGGCGATCACGCCGATGAAGCCGATCAGCAGGCTGGCGATGTGCCAGAAGTCAACCTGGATCGTCATGGCCGAATCCCCAGGCGGTTGTGGTATTCGGCGGCGGTGGCGCAGTCCACGCAGGTGGAGACGCCGGGGAGTGCGGCGCGGCGGGCCGCTGGGATGGTGGCGCCGCAGGCCTCGCACTCGGTGGCGCTGGGCCGGGTGGCCTGGTCAGCGAGCTGACGGCGCACGTCGGCGATGCTGTCGTCGGTCAGTTGCTGTGCGCGGTCGTTCGCGCGGTCAATGATGTCGCCGTGTGTGCTCATGTCTGGTGCAGATATGGCCTTTGAAATGGCCTGCGCACCAGTGTGTCCATACCCTCACGGGCGGGGAATTAAAACGCTTTATTGTCGTCAGTCGAAGCTGAGCGAGCCCTGCCGCTTCGCCAGCTCCTGCGCGCGGATGGCGTTGATGATGTTGCGGATCTGCATCTCGCTGAGCTTGTGCTTTTTCGACAGCTCGAAGTAGTTCTTGCCGTCGAACTCTTCCCAGATCTCGCGGTCGCGCAGGCTCAGCTCGTAGCTCACGCCCTTGTTGATGTAGAGGAACGCGCCGCCCAGATCGGAGCGGATGCCCTCGACCGATTCAAACGCCACGGCCTGCGCCTGCGGCTTCTTGAGCCCGTGCTTGAGCAGTGTGCGGCCAATCACCTGGCCCATCTGCTCCAGGACGTCGGGGTAGTTCTCAGGGAACTGAAAAACGAATTCAGGCTTTGCCATGGGTCACCTCGCGTTTCACACTCCGGTCTTGCCAGCGCTTGAGTGCTTCGATCAGCGTGTCCAGCTGCGGGCCGGTGCAGAACTCCAGCGCGTCGACCTGCACCGTGCGTTTCACCCAAGCGTCGAGCGCCTTCTTGCTGTTGTTCTCGATCACGCCCGCGCGCTTGAGCGCGTTCCAGATCGCCCAGACCTTGCGCTCTTGCGGGCTTGCGGCGGCGCGCTTGGCCTGCCAGTCCGACCCACTGCGAGCACCACCTCGGGATGGTGCTGCCAGGCCCGCGCGCTCTGCCAGGCTCTGCATATGGTCGCGCACCTGCTGGCGCTGCGCTTGCGTCATGTCCTTGGTGCTGCTCTTGAGCGTGAGCGCGTTGAGCAGCGCGCGGTAGTCGTCTTCGGTCAGGCGCAGCTGGGCCTTCAGGACGTGGATCGCGGCGATGTGGTTGGTGGTCGGCTTCATGCGATCAGCCCTCGCTCTGGCACACCACCCACGCCGCGATTCAGCTCAGCGCTCTTCCCGGCGCGGTGGCCCTGGAAGAAATCGTTGTTGGAGACGTTACGCCCCTTCGCGCGGTCCTTCGGCTTGACCGTGGTGGTGCCCGGAAAGTGGATCGCGCTGTACTGCTCAATCAGCAGCGTGTTGGACTCGGAGCCCGCAAACGTGTCGAGCAGATCGCGCACGGCCATGACCCATCCCATCGCGAATTCGTCGCCTCTGGCTGTCTTCGTGATCATCTTGCAGGCCTTGGGCTGGCGGGCGATGTGGGCAGCTTCTGAGCCTGGCGCATCGCTGCAGCGGCTTCATGCTCGTTGCTCGACTTCGCCAGGGCGAGGCACTTCTTGATCTTTGTGAGGGCGGTTTCGCGGTCCATGTGGTTCTCCAGTTGCTTGCAAAAAAGCACCTGGTGGGTGCTCTTTTGAAATCAGCCGAAAGGCGGGTGGTCCGAGGTGCTCACGGCCACCTCGGGAAGCCGGTCGGTTCGGGCTGGTGGGAAAGTTGCACCGGCCTTCGACTGCGGTAGTTGGGTCTGCAAACCTGGGGCACCCACCGCCTATCCCCACCGGCCTATCGCGCCCCACCTGGGGCCGGCGCGCGTTGTGGACGGGTCAGCCCGTCGGCTGCTTGAAACCGGGCGGCTGCTTGATGGCCCAGCGGTCACACACCGCGTAGAGCGAGACCAGGTAGCCGCCGGTTCGACACTGCAAGGTGCTGCCATAGGCTTCATTCAGGTGCTGGCAGCTGCCGCAGCGCTTGCGCTGGGTGGCGGACACGTAGCCCTGGGCGTTCTTCGCTGCGGTGATCGGGTTGGTGCTCATGCCCAGCCTTTCTCGCGCGACCACGTTCCAACCACCATCCGGGTGGGAACTTCTCGGCCGTTGTCTCCCTGGGTGCAGGCGACGATGCGAGCCGATGATCGAGACAGGCGCGCCAAGGTGTCTGCAGCCATCAGGAGTTCGGCTGGCACGTCCTTCATGTCGAAGATGACTGAACCGCGCCAGGCGCCCGATTGATTGAACTGGAGCTGGACCGGGAGCTTCATGAGCGCACCTCCCCACGAAACGGCTCAACCTTCTGAATCGGGTACTTGATGAATCGCTCAACGCCATCGCGATCGCGCACGCCCATTAGACGGCCGACCATCGGCAGCGTGGTGATCTCCAGGCCCACCCAGATGTCAGCCTGGAAAGGCTCGCAGCCGACAACACGGCGGTCCTTGATGTGCCAGGTCAAGAAGTCCTGGTGGTGGTCCTCAAAGGTCACCGTGGCTGCGCCGCTGCGTGCGATTTCTTTCTCGGCGGCGGTGAGCATGGCGCACTGCATCGCCAACTGCTTTGTTGTGAGGGCGCTCATTCCGGGCTCCCCATCACCAGCCCGCTACCCTGCGCGGTCATCACCTCGCCACCCAGCGCCATCAGCAGCGCCGGGATCAGCTTGCCCAGCTCGCCCGTGGTCAGGGCCACGTCGGTGTCGAAGCCGCTCTCGCTGTCATCTGCGCGGTCGTTGAACACGCCCTCCAGGAAGGCGATCTTCTTGAGCTGCATGGACTCGGTCAGCACGAAGCCGACGCGGCCTTCCCAGCTCAGTGCCAGGCGTGTGGGTAGCTTGCCTTCGGCGATGTGCTTGCGCACCTGGTCGTTGTCCAGGCTGTGGCGGTTGAAGCGGACCACCGACTTCTCTTCATCGCCAGATTTCAGCTCGCACTCGCGTTCGACGTTGAAAGCGTCCGGGCGCTCGTCGTCGTCGCGCGCTGCCAGCCAGTTGGTCATGGCGGTCTGAGGGGTGACTTTGGTCTGCACCAGCGACAGCTGCAGGTGACCGAAGGTTCTGATCAGTGCGGTCACTGCCTCGTCGATCTGGCGTCGGCTGGTCGACCCGATCACCAGTAGGGCGGCGTTCAGGTCGATCCAGATCCACACTGCCGCCTGGCGAGCGAAGGCATTCGGCAGCAGCGCCAGCAGGGCGTCTTCACGCAGCGCCTTCATCTCCTTCTTGCCGGGCTTGCGACCAGTCTGGGCTTCGATCATGTCAGCGGCGGCCTGGGCGTTGGTTCGCACCTGGGCGCCGGGCACGATCTTGGTCTCGATCATCAACTTCAAGATGCGCTGGCCGGCGATCAGCTCGACCAGGGCGCCGTGTGCTTCACCGCGCGGCTCAACCCAGCCCACGGCGCGGTCCTGCGTGCCGCTGCAGGGCACGAACGCGGCCTTCTGCAGGCACTCCTCCATGTGCTCGACCGACAGCAAGGTGTTGGGCGTGGCGATGCGGTAGATGGTGGCGTTCTTGATCACACCGTCTCTCCCACTTCCACCTCGAACGGTGTGATCACGAAGTCTTCGACACCGGTCACCACCTTGATGCCCTTGATGCCCGCCACCTCGGCAGGCTCGGCCAGGATGGCTTCCTTGTTGATCTCGGTTTTCGAGCGAAGGAAATGCACCAAGCCCAGATCGCGCAGGCGCTGCATCACGTCGTCGGCCTTGGCGATGGACACGCTCGGCGGGCGCTGGCGCCAGCTCACTTCGCCGGTGACCAAGTTGGCCGTCTTGCCCTTTCCGCACAGCTCGACGCGGTGAGCCTCGCACCAGGTGTGCACACCGGCCTGCAGCTCGGTCAGGCGCTCACGCAGGCTCTCGATCTTGGGCGCGGCCTTTTTCGTCAGGTTGGCGATCTCGTCGTTCACGTCCGCCTGGACGCGGCCCAGCTCGCGCTGCAGGTCGCCGATGGCCTTGATGTCGCGCATCGCGTCGGCCTTGGACTGCGGCACGTTGCCGCCGCTGGTGGTCTTGATTCGGGTTGCCATGGGTTGCTCCTGGTGGTTTCAGTGGATGGGGCCGGTGGGGCCGCTGGTGTTGATGGCGCGCACCAGCAGATCGCCGCCGAGGTGCAGCGCGGTCTTGGCTGCCTGGTGGGTGCAGCAGGGGTGGGTGATCGCCACGGCCTTGTAGGTGGATGCGAGCGCGATCAGCATCAGGCGGTGGGTGGGCGCCTTTTCGGCGATCAACACCAGCTGGTTGACCAGGTCGTTCAGTGCTTGCTCTTGGCCGTCGGGCGCTGTGTCTTGATTGATGTCGGTGTGCATGGCGGTCATTCCTGTGGTGTGGTGTGGGCGCAAGGCTCCAGGCTCTCGCCCGGGATCGGGATGCAGCGCGCCGTGACGCCGTAGCTCTTGAGCCGCAGGTAGTTCGGCTTCAGAACCACATGCCCGCGCTTGAGCAGCGCGCCCAGCCAGCGGCCAGCAGCGCAGGGCGCGCGGTCCATCAGGTCTGGCACCAGCTCGCGGCCGAGCTCCTGGGCGCTCCACCAGCCGCCTTCGTCGCGCATGCGCAGCCAGGCCGCTCGCGCTTCGGGCGACACGGCGGCCACCCACTTGGTCTTCGGCGGCTTCTCGGCCTTCGCCGGGGCCACCGGGCGGATGCGCGGCTGCAGCGTCAGGCGGTACACGCCGCCGTTGTAGGTCTCGGCGCGCCTCATGACAGCCTCCCCGCGATCAGGCCCACCACCAACCCGACCAGGCCGATCACCGCCGAGAACAGCAGGGAGGGAACGAGCCAGCGCGCCAACTCGCGGCGCTGGGCTGGTGTGCCCAACAGACCGCCCGGCTCGTGCTCGATCACGCCGGGCGCGAAGCGGATGCCTTCGCTGGTGAGCTGCAGGCCAGTGGTGCAGCCGTCGCAGCGCGGGCTCTTGCCCTGGCACAGGCCCAGGGCATCGCAGCTGCGCTCGGCGCGCGCGGCGCAGTCGGGGCCGTTGGTGCATTTGCCGTTGTCGTCGCAGCAGTTCATGGTTGCTCTCCTCGCAGGCAGATGGCGGTGATGGAGCTGGCCTCGGGGTAGTCGGCCCAGGTCTGGTTGATGGCTTCGCCCTGGTCTGAGAAGAAGCCCACGCCTGCAAAGCGCTTGCCGTCTTGCAGGGTCACTTGAAGTCGAAAAATCATGGTGAGTACTCCTCTCAGCAATGGGCGATCACGTTGCCGTCAACCACCGGGTAACCAGCAGCTGCGGCGGCGTTCATGGCGCGGCTCACGAGGTTGTTGACCACCAGCGGGTAGCAGACGCTGCGGGCGTCCTGCGGGCGGGCGCCGCGCGGCAGGTGGATCAGCCGGGCGCGAATCGCATCGCCCGCGTCGGCGGCGAACACCTGCTCGTACTTGAGGTCGAAGCGGGCGAACTTGTGGCGGAGGTAGCCCTCCAGGTCGGCGTCCAGCGCGCCCAGTTCAATGAGTTCGCAGCGCTGGGCCACCTCGCGCAGCTCGGGGCCTGCGCTGGCGAAGCGGGCGCGCAATTCGGGCTGTGCGATCAGGGCCACGCCGATCAGGCGGCGGAAGCCGTCGAGCAGCTCGATCCAGCGCTTGAGGTGCTTGAGCGTGGCGGTGGGCATGCAGTGCGCCTCTTCGATCAGCAGCAGGTGTTTGCGGCCCGCGCGGGCGCTGGTCTTGAGCAGCTGGTGCACCTGGTCAAACCGGGCGTCGGGGCTGCTGCGCATGCTGGCCGAGGGGTTGAGGCAGCGGATCACGGCCTCGGCGATCTGGCCGCTCTTGAGCGTCTTGCCCTTGGTGTCGCTCTCTTCCATGGCGAGCACGTAGGGGCGGATGATCGCGATGTCGCGGCCTTCGACGCGGATGCGTTCTTCCAGGTCGTTCGCCAGCGTGCTCTTGCCCGCGCCGCTCTCGCCGACGATGCCGACGAAGCCGTGGTGTAGGGCGCAGTCGAGCAGGCTGGAGCGCACGTAGCGCACGCTCGATGTCTGGAACACGTCGCCCGAACTTTGAACGTCGTCAACGAAGGGGTTGCGTGGGAGCCCGAAATGCTGGCGCGTTTCGGGGGTGATGGATACGTTTTGCAGTAGCATTTCGGCTTCCTTCTCTTCTGTGGTTGCATTGGCCTCGGGGGCGGGAACGGCCTCGACGTGTTCCACCACGTCGGGGCCAACTTCTTTGGGCGGCGCTGTGTAGAGCGCTGCGAGGTCGGCGGGCTGGGCGCCGAGCTTGGAGACGGCGGCGTTGATGCGCTCGCGCACCTGGGCGTGGCCGATGGCGGGCCACTGCCCGCGCGTGGCGCGCTTGATCGTTGAGGGGCTCAAGCCCACGGCCTTGCCCAGCTTGTTGAGCGAGGTCCAGCGGTGGACCTGTGGCAGATTCAAAGCAATGGCGCTCATGACTTCGAACCCCCTGCCACAACCCGCAGACCCGAGCGCACGGTGAGGCGGTCTTGCAGCGTGGCGAGCTGGTCTTCGGGCACGCCATCGGGGTGCCAGGCGCGGAGCTTGTCGTACACCTCGCGGCCCATGGCCACGCCGTTGCCGGTGAGCCATTGGCCGGCTTCGAAGTGGGTGAGCAGGCGGGCGGGTACCGGCGTGGCGGCGGTCGTGGTTTGCACCGCCAGGGCCTCGCCCTTTCGCGGCAGGAAGATGCGTTCTGGCGCGTCGTCGATCACCTTGTACGGGTCGATGCGGCCACCGAACGGCAGCGCTTTGGCCTTGCGCGCGGCCTCGGCGGCTTCGTCGGTCGGCGCGTCCATGATGGTGCGCTCGACCAGCTTGCGGTTTGTTTCAAGCTCGGTGTCGGCGTGGCGGCTGTAGTCCTCGTCGATCACGTTTCCATCGCCGCGCCAGCCGCCTTCGTCGCGCGACACCAGCGGCACCGTGTGCAGCGTTTCGTTGCCATCCTCGCCAATATCGACCACCACCGCGCTGTCGGTTTGGTAGGGGTTGATGGCCATCATCACGCTCTCGCCCACCACGATGCCGCGGATGCTGCTCACGTCGTATTCAGCACCACCAAATTGAGCAGTCAGATTGATGCCGACCTTGCGCTTTTCGGGCTTGTGGTTCACCAGCTGGCGGCACAGCTCGGGCGAAGGCGCAATGCGCAGTTGCTCGGCGTCGATGGTCATCCAGCAATCGAAGCGGGTCTTGCCGTGGCGGCTGTGAACCTGCGTGCCGTTGAACCAAGCGATCCAGCGCAGTGCGAGCGCGTTGAGGCCCGCGAGGTCTTGCACCGGGGTGAGTCGCAGGCCGCTCTCAAAGCTGCGCTCAATGATGTTGTGGGCGTTTTCCACCTGGCCGGTGGCGCGGGCGTTGCCCGGGGCGTGGGCAATGATTTTGACCTGCAGGCGGCGGGCCAGTTGCTTGAACAGGCCGCTGGTGTTGGCGCTGCCCATGTCCATCATGAGGATGAAAGGCACGCCGTGGAAAGGCGATGTTCCGCGCTGCTGGATGGCGGCGATGAACGACTCGGCCAGGTTGGCGCCGCTCTCTGCGCCCATCACGTAGTGCACGAAGATGGCGCCGCTGTAATGGTCGGTGACTGCGTAGCGCCACACGCGGTCGGCCTCGATGGATTTCAAGTTGGCCGGCTTGTTCTTGTAGAACTTGTCGTGGTCCATCGCCTGCAGGCCGGCGTCGCGCGGGCCGGTGGGCTTGAGGTAGTAGAGGACGCACAGCGAGGCGTCGATCTGCCAGCAGTGGTTCGGGTGCAGGCTTCGCAGTTCTTTCGCAGGTGCGGGGCGCAGCAGCTGTTCGGGGTGCAGGCGGTAGCCCTTGAGTGCGCGGCTGATCGCGCTCTCGCTCAGCGGGAAAACCTCGCCGGTACCGGCGTCAACGCGCTGGGCTCGCACGATGCCGTTGGCCCGCAGCTCAGCCACCGCCTGGATGATGGACTTCAAGCGCTTGTTGTTCTTGCGCAGGCTGCTCATGAGGTAGGCCGAGATGTCCACGGCTTCCTGCCGCGAGAGGCTCACGGCGCCTGCGTCGCTGCGCTGTTTGCGCTGGGTCCTGAGAGTGACTTGATCCATGATCCGGTAGACGGTTGGGACTGACAGGGCCAGCTCAGCCGCGCAGTCCTTCACCAGCCCACCGGCCTGGCCGCGTTCGGCGGTCTGCAGGGCGATGGACAGCGCAAGGACGCGCTGTGTCACGTAGGGGCTGTAGCTGGGGGGCATGGCGGGGCTCAGTTGTTGCCGGGGAATTCGCCCCACTGGGCGACTTCGGATGCGAGCTGGGCATCGGCGGCGTTGCTGATGTCGGGGATGTTCAGATCGGCGCGGATGGCGTTGAGCTCCGCCTGCAGCTGCCCGACCATGCCGGCCATCGTGATGACGATGGGCTCGCCACCGTGCGTGATGTAGTGCTGCGCCAGGGCGCGCAGGCTGTCCCTGACGGCGCCGCGAATCGCGCCCAGCGCGTCGGCGGCGTGGCCCTGGGCTTCCTTGGACAGGGCGATCAGGGCGTCGTCTGGCGCCTCGGTCTTGATGCGCTTGGAGTCGCGCTCCAGCTTGTCGATCTTCTTGCGCAGATCGCCGCGCACCTGCTCGGCGCTGTCGTGTTCGGCGCGCAGCTCGCGCAGGGCGCTGCGCAGTTCCTTGACCGACATGGTCGCCACGTCGTCCAGGCTCAGCTCGCCGGTCTGGCCGGTCAGCTCCAGCTCTTCGATCTGCTCGTCGTCCAAGACCAGCATCTCGAACAGCTTGGTCTGGTTGCCGATGGCTTGCAAAAGCGGTGTTGACGCCGCATTTGAAAAACGCCGGGCGCTGGACATGAACCGCTGAGCCACCCGGGCTTCGATGCCGAGCACGTCCAGGCGGGCGGTGAACTGGCCGTGGGGGCAGGCTTCGCGCAGCACCACCAGGCCCCGGCCAACTTCGAGGCAGGCTTCAACGCTGCGGCGCATGTTGGCGCTGATGTCGCGCTGGATCAGGTCGGCGTCAACCGCTTCGCCGGGGAGCTGGTAGCCGACCAGCTCGGCCACTGCGCGGACGCGGGTGACCATCTGGGCGTCGGCTTCGATCACTGCCAGCTCCTGGGTGCGCAGGGCGCCCATGGCGTCGGCCATCTTGTCGGTGTCGATCTGCTTGTCGGTCAGATCGATCACTTCGCCACCCTCAAGTGGCCTTCTTCCTTTTGGCTTCAAGAATTTCTCTGCGATTTGCTCGTCGGTCATCTGGGGGCGGGCCATTGAGGTTCCTCTGGGTTGTGGTTGGGTGGTTGAGTCAAATGCGGTGTTGACGCCGCATTTGGAAAAGCGGTGTTGTCAGGTGCGGGTAAATCGTTGGCGGGCTTCGTCAACCCGGCGCTGGGCGCTGTCGATGGCGGTGAACACCTTCACGGCCTGCTGCGGCAGGCGTGGGGTGAGACGCCAGAGGCCGGTGGTCTCGTCTTTCTCGGCGATGCCAGCGGTGCGCAGGTTGTCCAGGTCGCGGGTGATGGCGGGCGGCGCTGCGTCCACCGCGCGGGCCAGGGCGCTGGGCGACACGCCTTGCACCACGTCGCTGAACAGGGCCAGCACCACCTTGAGGATTCGCTGCTGGGCGTCGTTGGTGTAGTCGCTCATTCGGACACCTCATCCCCGGCTGCCGTCAGCAGTACTCGGCCCGGATACCAGTGACGCCCAGTGACCGGGCGAGCGTCGGCGGCATCGGCCACATTCAGCAGCATGGCCGCCATTTCTCGCAGTTGATCCGGCGTCCGTTCGACGTCGTGGAAAGGGCCGCCGTCCAGGACGGCCAGCGGCTTGTGGTCCCAGGTGCGGGTGTAGGTGACCTTGATTGGGGCGCTCATGACACCACCAGCGTGCTGGACTGCCGGCCTTCGTGCTGCTTTGCCATGTTGGCAATTGCCAAGAGGTTGCGGGCGAGACGCTCCAGGTCGTGTGGCTGTATCTCGCGGCCATTGAAGGGGCTGGATTGCAGAGTGATCAGGATTTGCCCGTCGCTGCCTCTGCCAACTACCGCTTCAACCAGCGTCTTGGATCGTGCTGTAGCGAAATCAACAGAGCGCTTGGCGCTCTCCGCTGCGCTTGCCTCCGTGGCTGCGCTACCTTCCCGAAGCCAGAGCGGCGACACACCGAACTTTTGTGAGATGGCCTCCAGCTCCGACTGGTGGAGCCGCGCCACGCGCCCTTGAACGAGGTTCTTGATTCGCTCGGTTGAGATGCCAAGCGATGCTGCGAACTCTTGCTGCGTCAGTCCAGTTTCGAGAAGCGTTTGGCGAACCCGCTGGGCGAGCGACGTCGTTTCTTTCGTCATGCCGCCGCTCCCGACACGGCGCCGTTCCAGGTGGCCTTGGGGCGACCGGTGCGACTGCGCGTCTTGTGGATCGGCTTGCCGGTGATCTTCTCCAGCTCGGCTTCAATCTTGGCGCTGCGCATCTTCCCGTGAACCACGCGCCAGACCGATCCAATCGATACCCCAAGGTGGGTAGCAATTGCCGACTGGTTGGTGCCGGCCTTGCAGATAGCTGCTTTAATCTCGATAGGTGTCATTTTTGCGGCCTCCATGTGAAGGTGTGTTTAAAGTGGTGCAAATGTAATCGCAAAAGTAATCTCATGTCAAGGGGTGATTCATGCTTTCCGAGAAAATTTCCCAAGCGCTCGCGCACATCAAGAAAACCACCGGGATAAAGACGCAAGAAGAAGCCGCTTTAGCTGTCGGGATCAGCCCGTCGCGTCTCAAAAACATGGTCACGGGTCGGGTGAAGAAGCTCACGACGGACGAGGCGCTGGGGTTCCAGCACAGATATGGAATCCGCGTGGTTTGGTGGACGAATGACGAGGCGCCCATGCTGCTGACAGAGGGTGAGGCGGCGGTAATGCCAGCCCTCAACGACATGCGTTTGGCAACCGAGGAGACGGTGAAGCTCGGCTTAAGCGATGCCCACGCCAGGGTGGTTGCAGAACTGCTGATGAACGTGAGGCGAGGTGATGGGAGGAGCGTTGCCCAGCAGTTGGAAACACTGACAAAAGGTTCGGATGCCGGGTATGTCTACGTCCCGCGCTTCGACTTGGCTGCGTCGGCTGGAAATGGCGCCCATATTCACGACGAAGCTGTGGTGGATCACCTCGCCTTTCGTCGCGACTGGGTGCAGCGCGCTCTCGGCCTCGATCCGACGAGCCTCGCACTGATCGACGCGCGCGGCGACTCGATGAGCCCGACTATCGAGAATGGGGATTTGTTGCTACTTGATACCAGGAATGGCCAGTCGCGAAGCGATGGAATCTATGTGATCAACCTGGCCGGCGCGCTCCTGGTCAAGCGCCTGCGCATCAAGCTCTCGGGCACGGTGGAGGTAATGAGCGATAACCCGAAATACAGCAGCGAGGCGGTCAGCGGATCAGAGCTTGATCGGCTGGTGTTGGTGGGCCGGGTCGTGTGGCATGGGCGGAAGATTTGATATGACTGACATGTTTAAAAATTTCGAAGCGCGTGTCTCTCGCCAGATCGGCGCCAAGAGCCTGTTTCCTTGGCACCGGTGGTATGCGGTGATGGACCCGAGAACCCCGCCAGAATGCGCTGCACTGCACGGCAAAATGTGGGCGGTGGATGACCCGCAACTGATGCAAACCGCTCGCGCCCATTTCGCGCTGCAGCTGCGCGACTGCAGATGCTTGGGTATGTCGGCTCGGTCAAACACATAGGAGGTGTGGCATGAGGGGGAAAAGTGTGTGCTTAAGGGCTTGCTTCCGGCTCTGAGCCCTGCTCAGCGGGCGGCTGTGACGCAGCACCTGCAGGTGACTTGGGACCTGGCGGTTTCGCGCGACATATCGGACAGCTATCTTGAGGGTCTGCAGGAGGTCGGGCACGAGTTGATGGACTGGGCGACCAGTCGGCGGGGATAGTCATGCCCAACGATAGATGGCGTGCGCGATCTGTGGCTTCGACCAGCGATGCCAGGCGCTGCTTGAATTTCGTGCCGTAGGCTTCGAGTCCGGTGTTCATGATTTCAGGTACTCCATGACGATGGCAAGGGCGCTGTCTGATGCCTCGGGCGTGAGTTCATCGTCTGCGGTGATGGGAAGGTAGGGGCGGGCCGGGATGGTGGTCTTCAGTCCCCGTCCTGCCTGACCGCCCTTCTGGTGGATGAGGGCGTAGGCGGCTGACGGGCCGCTGCCCGCTCCGACGTGTGCCCAGTCCGACCCGTGGTCGCTGAACAGGCTGCCGAGCAAGCCGTTGTTGCCGCCCTTGCGCACGAGTTTTTGACCTGGCCAATGGCCGGTTTTAGCGCGCTGCGCCTTGGTGCTCTCCGCCAGATCGGCCCAGCCGGGGCCTTCGCTTCGAAAGGCTTCTTGTGCGGTGCTCTCAAGCAGGGAGCCGATGGCCTCCATCAGTGGTTCCGGGTCTTCGATGCGCTGGCGCAGTTGCTCAGTAGCGATGTTGAGCTGGGTGGCGTCGATCTTGATTTCGATCATGGGCGGCTCCGGTGTGTGGTGTGGCCCATCGTGCCGCCGAGGGTGCAACGGCACCACAAAAACACTTTATTGGTTGCCCCCGCCCACGTCGCGCTGAGCGACTCTCTCGCCCCCTTCGTATGGCTCTGCCCCCTTGGCCCGCTCTGGCCCGGGTTCTGGCGCGTCTGTGCGGGGTTTGAGGGCTGGGGCGACCTTGGGGTTCTGGGGGTGCGACCATTTTCCCGGCTTCGGGAAAATGGTCGGGGCCGGTGGTCATCAATCAATAAACCGTTTTAATGTCCCGCGCCGGTCGGTCTGAGCAGACTGGCGGGCATGTCGAAAGCACACCCCCTCGTCGCTGTACTCACCGCTGGAGCCGGCCATGTAAACCACCACGCCCTGAGCGCTGCCCTGGTCGGCGGCTGTATGACTGTCGAGTTGGCCGCCCTGGGTGGCGCTGCTGCTCCCAAGCGCATCAAGCTGCTGCCCGAGGGTGAGTTCGCATCGGTGGATGGCCGGCCCGGCAACATGAAGGGGTCAAACACCAAGGTCTGGCGTTTGACCGCTGAGCTGGGCGCACGCCTAGTGCGAGCGTTCAAAGCGCTCAAGCAGAAGATGCTGATCGACTACGAGCACCGCACCCTGCGTGCCGTGGTCGATGGCCTGCCCAACCCGGCTGCGGCCTGGATCGTGGGCCTGACCTATCTCACAGACGGTGCGCCCGATGGCCCCGGCCTGTATGCCGACGTTGAATGGACGGCCAGCGCCGCTGCCATGGTGGTCAAAGAGGAATACCGCTACATCTCCCCGGTGTTCCCGTTCGACCCGGACACCGGCGACGTGCTGGCGCTGCTGCACGTTGCCATCACCAACACCCCAGGCCTCAACACCGACGCGCTGCCCGAGCTGCAGGCGCAGCTCAGTGCCATGGCCGCCCAGTTTTCAACCCCGCCCGAGACGGGCAACCCTCAGGAGCCTCCTATGAAACTTTTGCTGGCCGCGCTTGGCCTCTCTGCTGTCGCCTCCGAAGAGGCGGGCCTCACCGCGCTGACCGCGCTGCAAAGCCAGGTCACCGCGAAAGACGCGCTGATCGTTGAGCTGCGAGCCAAGCAGTTTGACCCTGCGCAACACATCCCGCTCGTCGAGCACAAGAAGGTGGCCGATCAGCTGGCCGCGCTCTCTGCCCAAAGCGAGGCCACCGAGCACACCACGCTGATGACCGCCGCCCTGGCCGACGCCCGCATCCTGCCGGCCAATGCCGACTACTGGAAGGCGCAGCCGCTGGTGGCGCTCAAGGCGTTCCTGAAAGACGCCAAGCCGCTGTCGGCCGCGCTCTCGGGCCTGCAGACCAACGGGCAACCGCCTGCCGGTGGCGCGCTGACCGCTGTGCTCTCGGCCGAAGACAAGGCCGTGTGCGAGCAGCTGGGCATCAAGCCCGAGGACTACCTCAAGAACAAGGCCCCGGCCTCGGCCTGAGCCCGCCCCGACACACGATCAACAGGAGTAACCCATGATCATCACCGCAGCAGTACTCAACGCCCTCCGCACGGGCTTCCAGACCAACTTCCAGGCTGGCTTCACCGGCGAGGCTTCGATTTACGAGCAGATCGCCACCACGGTGCCAAGCAGCACCAAGAGCAACACCTACGGTTGGCTGGGCCAGTGGCCCGACATGCGCGAGTGGATCGGCGACCGCTTGCTCAAGAGCATGCAAGAGCATGGCTACTCGATCACCAACAAGGACTGGGAGTCCACCGTCGAGGTCGACCGCAACGACATCGAAGACGACAACCTCGGCATGTATGGACCGATGTTCGAGACCGCCGGCCAGTCTGCGCGCCGCAAGCCCGATCAGTTGGTGTTCAGCTTGCTCAAGGCGGGCCACAGTACGCTGTGCTACGACGGCCAGAACTTCTTCGACACCGATCACCCGGTGGCCGCTGAAGTGGATGGCACCGGCGCTGTGGGCACGGTGAGCAACGTGCAGGCGGGCGTGGGCGCGGCGTGGTACCTGCTGGACACCAGCCGCCCGCTCAAGCCGCTGATCTTCCAGAACCGCAAGGCGCCGCAGTTCACGGCCATGGACACCGCCACCGACGAAAACGTGTTCATGCGCAAAAAGTTCCGCTACGGCGTGGACGCGCGCAGCAACGTGGGCTTCGGCTTCTGGCAGATGGCGTTCAAGAGCACGGCCGAGCTCAACGCCGAGAACTTCGAGGCAGCGTATGCCGCGATGCAGATGCACACGGGCGATGGCGGGGTGATGCTGGGCGTGAAGCCGACGGTGATCGTCGTCCCGCCCACGCTGCGCAGCAAGGCCAGCAACCTGGTGACCGCCGACAAACTGGCGAACGGCGCGGACAACCCGAACAAGGGCCTGGTGCGCGTGATCGACACGCCCTGGGTGGCCTGACCATGGCCGCCGCGAAAAAGGCCGCGGCCCCGAAGGCCGCACCGAAGGCAACGGCGCCCAAAGCGCCGTTGGCCGACGCGGGCAGCGCTGCACCTGGTGCAGACCAGGCGGGCGACAGCGGCGGGTTGGCCTTGCCTGCAGGTGCGCTGGCTGCTGTGTCGGCGGTGGCCGCAGCGGCGGGCGCCCAGGCTGGCACGCCAGACGGCCCAGGCGAGCCGCAGGGCGCCGCGCCCGAGCTGGCCAAGGGAACGGTGGCGGTGAGCTGCGCGAAGGGCCTGGAGCGCTTCCACCGCTGCGGTATGCGCTTCACCCGCGAGCCCACCACGCTTGTGGTGGCCGAGCTGGCCGAAGGCGTGCTGGAGCGGCTGCAGGACGAGCCTCGCCTGGTTGTCCAAAAGGGCTGACATGCCGCTACACCACACGCGCGGAGACGACTTGTCGCGCGCCTCTCAGATCGAGATCCCCGAGGGCAGCGTGGGGATGTCTGATATGACGGGGTGGGCCGGGCGCTGCCAGGTGCGCACGCAATCGGGTGTGCTGGTGCAAGAGCTCGGGTTCGAGTGGTTGGACGCGAGCGAGCGGCTGTTCAAGGTATCGGCAACAGCCGCCCAGGTGGCCGACTGGCCGGTGGGGAGTCACGTCTATGACATTGAGCTGACCACGCCTGCCGGGCAGCGGCTCAGCACCAAAAAAGACCTGCTGATATTGCGTGAGGACGTGACGAAATGACGAACATCGTGCAGCTCTCCAGCGATCTGCTGCCGTTTTTCAAGGGCGATCCGGGCGAGGCCGGAGGTGTTGGCGATGCAGGCAATGACGGGGCGTCGGCCTACGAGCTGGCGGTGGCTGGCGGATTCGTGGGCTCTGAGGCCGCATGGCTGCTCAGTCTCAAGGGTGAGACCGGAGATGTGGGCGATGCCGGCAATGACGGGGCGTCGGCCTATGAGATCGCGGTTGCTGGCGGATTCGTGGGCTCCGAAGCGGCATGGCTGCTCAGTCTCAAGGGAGAGACCGGAGATGCGGGACCAGCTGGCACCGCAAATGAGGTCTCAGATTGGGCGTCCCTGATCGCGCTGTCCGGCGTCCCAGATGGGCGCAGTTATACGGTGCTTGCACCTTTGATCACCGGCGGCGTCCCTGGAACCTCGTGGAAGCGAGATAGCGGTAGTCCAAGCGGGTGGCGGCCTGCAGGCCGCCAAGTTATCTACTTGAGCCGCACGGAGGTAGTAGGCGTAACCACGACGAATGAACAAATACAGCGGACGCTCGCCATTCCGGGCGGTGTGCTGCCGGGTTGTTTGATGATGGTCGCGACCGCCAGAACTTCTTGGTCTGCCGCTGACGGCGCATCTAGGTCAGCCAGGTTTCGACTGGGCGCGGAGGGGTCGGTGGCCGACGCTCAGATCGGCGTACACCAGACTGTACTTTCTACTCATCGGCAGTCATTGCACGCACAAGCTTACGTGCCCGATTCGCCCACCCTGCTTTCTCAGTGGCAGATGGTGAACATTCAAACCACCTCCTGGGTCGGGCAGACGAGCGGCACCAACGCACTGTTGTTTGATTCGTACGCCGTGGACTCGATGGACTCGACTATTTACTTGTCAGCAACGCAGCAGCAGGCCGGGTCGCCAACGGCGGTCCCCACGCTGGAATTTTTCTCGCTAGAGGTCGCATGATCACCGTCGCATCACCCCTCGATATCCCGTCGAACGCAGTCCGGGCAGTCACGCAGCCCGATGGGTCTATCCTCGTCTACATGCCTGGGGACCCACTGCCTACGGTGGTGCCCGAGCCCGCGCAAGTGCCGCAGCGCCGGGTCACCAGGCTGGCATTCCGCAATCGCTTCACTCCGACCGAAAAGGTGGCCATTGAGCTCGCTCAGCTTGATGTTTCGACAGCGCCCACCGAACAGCGCCTCCAGGCGGCCTGGCTACGGGCAAGTCAAACGGATGTCATGGCCGGTGCGTTCGTCGATCTTGATCGGGCAGACACCCGCGCAGGCGTCAATCAACTTGAAGCGGTTGGATTGCTCGCCACAGGGCGTGCTATGCAGATTCTGGACGCGCCGGTACAGCCTGATGAGGTGCCGGAGTGATTCGCTGGTCTGCGTCTATCAGACCGTCAATCAATAAACCGTTTTAATGTCGCCCATGGCGCCCCCTCGGCACCATGGGCGTCATGACCTACGCCACCCTTCAGTCTCTGCGCGACCGCATCAGCGAAGCTGAGCTGCGGCAGATGTCGGACGCTGCGGCGCAGGCGATTGACGAGACCCGCCTGCAGATCGCGCTCGACGATGCGCAAGCCGAGATTGACGGCTACCTGGCTGGCCGGTATCTCCTCCCTCTGATCGATTCTGCTGGGCTCCCGCTGCCGGTGCCTGGTGATCTGCTGCGCTGCGCGGTGGACATCGTGGTGTACCGGCTGCAGACGCTGCGTCCGGCCGACGACATCAAAGACGCGCGGCGACGCTATGAGGACGCGATCAAGCTGCTTGCAGCGTTCAAGGACGGCTCGCGCGAGCTGACTGGCGCGGCGCTGGTGCCGGTGTTTGCCGGTGGCGTGGGCGGTGGATCGGTGGAGTTCAACATCCCGGCCGAGCCGCCTTATTCGCCCTTCGCCCGGAGCGAGCGCTGATGGCCGCCCAGGTGTACTACGCGGAAGACGCTTTGCTGGAGCGGCTGCGCCCGGCGCTCACGCGCGAGGGCCAGCCGCACCCGGTGGTGGAGCTGCGCTCTTGGCCTGGCAAGCCCGAGGCCTATCGGCTGACGCACCCGGTGGGCGCGGTGTTGCTGATGTACCGGGGCGGCAAGTTCCCCGAGGGCACGGGCCTGGTGGCGTGGGCGGCGGAGTTTGAGCTGGGCCTGCTGGCCCGCAACCTGCGCACGCACCAGCCCGACGAATCCTCGCCCGATGTGGGCACCGGCGCCTACGACTTGCTGGAGGCCTGCCGCCAGGCGCTGGCGGGCTATGAGCCGCCTGGCGGGGCCGGGCCGGTGTCGGTGCGCAGCGAGACCTACACGGGCGCGAATGACGGCGTGTGGGGCTATTCGATGCGGCTCACGGTGCCGATGGTGAGCGTGATCGTCCCGCCGGCGGTGGCCGGGCCTTTCACGGCGCTGGACCCTTCGGAGTTGCCGGCGCTGGCAGGCGTTGAACTGCAGCACCCGGCTGATTTTTTCCCACCCGTTTGACCCCAGGAGCGACATGAAAAAGTACATCTATCGAGGCCCTGACAGCGGCATCACGCTGCAGGACAAAGAGACCAGCACCGATGTGCTGCTGCGCGCGGGCAAGACCGTGCGCCTGCCCGATGGCAATGCGGCGGTGCGCACGCTGGCCGCCCAGGGCTACCTGGTGGAGGTTGCCGAGCAGGCACCTGCGCCCGCCGAGAAGCCCGCCCCGAAATCCACCAAAGCCGCAAAGGAGTAACCCATGGCTGCAAACTTTCTTCACGGGGTCGAGACCATCGAGATCAACGATGGCCCGCGCCCTGTCCGCCTGGTCAAGTCCAGCGTGGTCGGCCTGGTCGGCACGGCCGGATCCGGCCCCATCAATCAAAACGTGCTCGTGACGAAGTACGGCGACATCGCCCAGTTCGGCACCGAGGGCACGATTGCCCGCGAGCTCAAGCGCCTGTTTGACCAGAAGCCCACGGTGGTGATCGTGCGCAACGTGTACGACCCGGCCGCCGAGGGCGCTGACATCGACACCGTGACGCCAGCGCAGATCATCGGCGGGGTTGACCCGGTGACCGGCGCGCGCACGGGCATGTATGGCTGGCGCGATGCGTACCAGCAGTTCGGCTTCTCGCCGAAGATCTTGATTGCACCGGGCTTCTCCAGCCTGAGCGCGGTGTCGGCGAACCTGATCGTGCAGGCCGAGGCGATGCGCGCGGTAGCGTTTGTGGATGCACCCATTGGCGTGACGCCCGCGCAGGCGATCACAGGGCGCGGCCCGGCCGGGGCGATCAACTTCAACACCAGCAGCGACCGCGTGGGCCTGTGCTACCCGCACGTCAAGTACTACGACACGGTGGCCGAGGCCGAGGTGCTGGGCCCGCTCTCCACGCTGGTGGCGGGCGCCTGGAGCCGCCGCGACCAGGACAACGGTTACTGGTGGTCGGGCTCGAACATCGAGCTGCTGGGCATCACGGGCGTGGAGCGGCCGATTGAGTTCAGCCTGAACGATCCGAACTGCGAAGCCAACCTGCTGAACGAGGCGGGGATCATCACGGTGGCCAACAGCTTCGGCACCGGCATCCGGGGCTGGGGCAACCGCAGCGCGGCATGGCCGACTGTTTCGCACCAGAAAAACTTCTTGAACGTGCGGCGCACGGCGGACATCATCGCCGAGAGCCTGGAGCTGGCGACGCTGCAGTTCATCGACCAGCCGCTGGACAACGCGCGCATTGACGACATCCTTGAAACGGGGCGCCGCTTCCTGCGCCACCAGGCCGCGAACGGCGCGATCCAGGACGGCAACGTCTGGCTGGACGCGGAGCTGAACACGCCCGAGACGCTGAGCGCGGGGCACCTGCTGCCGAGCTACGACTTCGCGCCCTACTCGCCGCTGGAGCGCGTGAGCTACCAGTCGCGCATCAACACCGAGTACCTGCGCCAGCTCGTGGCCACGCGCCAGGCCTGACCGCAACACTGACCACCAGGAGCATCCAACATGGCAACCAGCATTCAACTTCGGCGCGTGACGAACGCAGCCATCTACATCAACGGCAACTCGATGCTCGGCAAGGCCGAAGAGGTCAAGCTGCCCGACATCACCTCGCTGATGACCGAGCACAAGGCCATGGGCATGATCGCCAAAATCGAACTGCCCTCCGGGTTCGACAAGCTCGATGGCGAGGTCAAGTGGAACAGCTTCTACCCTGACGTGGCCGCGACCATGGGCGACTTCTTCACCATGGTGCCGCTGCAGATCCGCAGCAGCGTGGAGACCTGGGGCGCGGGCGGGCGCACCGAGCAGCTGCCGCTGGTGACCTTCATCACGGCGCTGTTCAAGAAAAACCCGCTGGGCTCGTTCAAGCAGAACGACAACGCCGAGTTCAGCTCGGGCTTCGCGGCCTACTACATCCGCCAGCAGCTGGCGGGGAAGGACATCGTTGAGCTCGACGTGCTCGCCAACATCTACAAGGTGGGCGGCGTGGACAAGCTGGACCTGTTCCGCGCGAACCAGGGGGGTTAAGCAATGGCTGACAAGGTACTCAAGAGCTTCACGAACAGCGATGGCCAGCCGGTGGACATCGTGCAAGGAACGGGCTGGACGCTGCAGCAGGCGCAGCGCCTGGCCGATGGCGACGAAAACAAGCTGGCCGCTGCGCTGGCGAGTTTGCTGGTGCGGGTGGACGGCCAGCCGCTGGTGTTTGAGGCGTTCATGGATTGGCCGCTGGCCGATTGCATGATGGCGATCAGCCTGGCCAGCGAGCAACTGGGAAACGGGGCATCCCAGGGCGGCAAGACATCCTGATGTTGTGCCACGTCAGCGGCTGGCCGATGTCGGAGGTGATGGCGCTGGCGGTGGATGAGTTGCAGGCCTGGTGCGCGGATTCAGTGGCGCTTTGGAACCGGCTGCAAGCGGCGTCGGAGTGATCAGCGGCGCAGCAGGGGCGCGGCGGCTTTGAGGGCTTCATCAATCGCCCAGGAGCTCACGCCGAGGGCGATGGCGGCGATCCCGAAGACGATGAGCAACGCGGCGCCCACGGCCAGCCATTCGCCACTGAGCCAGGCCATGGGCGCAGCGATGAGCAACAGCAGGGTGAACAGCAGGACGAAAGCAAGTTTCATGAGGCGCAGTATATGAGCACAAGCACGCTGGCGGTCTCGCTGCTGCTGACCATGAAGGATCAGCTCAGCGGGCCACTGAAATCGGTGGAGGAGCGGATCAAGGGCATGGACAAGGCCAGCCGCAACCTGGCAAAGATGGGTGCGGGGTTTGCTGCAGCTTCGGTGGCCCTGCGCGGCGTCTCGTCGGCGGCGGGCAGCGCTCTGGCGGGGATCGCGCAGGTGAGCCGGGCGTTTGACGACAATCTGGCGCTGCTGCGCTCGATGCCGGGGATTTCAGAAGAGGCGGTGCGCGGCCTGGGCAGCGCTTCGCGGGCCTGGAGCCTGGTGCACGCGGACTCCACCGCCTCTTACCTGGATGCGAGCTACCAGATGCTCAGCGCGGGCCTGAATGTGCAGGCGGCGCAGGCGGCTACCGAGACGGCGCTGCGGGTGGCCAAGGCCGCGCGCGGCGACGCGGCCTCTACCGCGAACCTGATCGCGGTGGCCTACAACAACATGGGCGACAAGACCCGCGACGCGACTCAGGAGATTGGGCGCATGGGCGATGTGCTGGCGAAGACGCAACAGATGTTCCAGATTGCGGACATGGGGCAGCTCGGCGAGGGCCTGAAATACGCGATCCCATCGGCACTGGCCGCGCGCGTGGAGTTCACACAGCTTTCGGCGGTTATCGGCCAGCTCAACACGGCGGGTATGCAGGGCTCCATGGCGGGCACTGCATTCAGCGCCGCGCTGCGCCAGATGGACAAGGCGAGCAAGGACCTGGGCTTTGCCATTGCGCGCAACGCCGATGGCGGCATGGACTTTGTGGCTACGCTGGCGAACATTCAGCGGCGGGTGGGGGATTTCTCGCGGCTGTCGCCGAAGGCCCAGGCGGCAATGCAGAAGGCTTTTGGTGATGAGGGGCAGCGGGCGGTTATCTTGCTGGGCAAAAGCCTGGGCGATCTGAACAAGGCGCAGCGCGATGTGGCCGACAGCGCGGGCGCAGCGGCGCGGGCGCAGGCGCTCATTGAGCAGGGTACAGGCCAGCAGTGGCAGTTGTTTGCGCAGGCCATGGAGGATCTCAAGCTGGAGTTGGGCGGGCCGTTGTTGGCGGCGCTAAAGGCGATCAAGGGGCCGATGATGGATATGGTGCGCGGGGTGTCGGCCTTCGTGAAAGAGAACCCGCGCGTTGCGATGGGGGTGGTGGCTTTGTTGGGCCTGGCGGCGGTGCTGTCGCCGCTGATGGGGTTGGCGGCCACCTTGATGCTGGCCGCGAGCGTGGTGCTGCGGTTTCACATGGCGCTGACGGCGGCGGGTGGAGCTGGCAAGCTGGCGCTGACCGTGTTTGGCGCGCTGCGCTCGATGGCGGGTGGACTCTGGAGTGTGCTCACGCGGCTGGCGGTGCTGGCGCGCGGGCCGCTGCTGTCTGCGCTGTCGCTGGTGGGTCGGGCGGTGCTGGTGCTGGGGCGCGCGCTCCTGTTGAACCCCATTGGCCTGGCGATCACGGCGATTGCACTGGGCGCCTATCTGATCTACCGCAACTGGGGTCGTGTGTCGGGGTTCTTCAAGGGCGTGTGGGCCGAGATGCGCGCAGCCGCAGCGGGTGGCGTGGGCGGCATTGCCCGGCTGATTCTGGACTGGAGCCCGCTGGGCTTGTTCTACAAGGCGCTGCGCCCGGTGTTGGCCTGGTTTGGCATTGACCTGCCCGCCAAATTCACGGACTTCGGCGGTATGTTGCTCGCTGGCCTGGTCAACGGCATCACGGCCAAGCTGGGCGCGGCCAAGGCGGCGGTCATGGGGTTGGGCCGAAGCATCAAGGGCTGGTTTGCCGACACGCTGGGCATCAAGAGCCCGAGCCGCGTTTTCATGGGCTTCGGCGGCGACATCGGCGCGGGCGCGCAGTTGGGGATTCTGGGTTCGGTGGCCAAGGTGGCGCAGGCGAGTGGGCGCCTGGCGCAGGTCGCGCGTGGTGCGGCTTTGGGCGCGGTGGGGACCGTGGCCTTGAGTGTTGGCATGGCGGCCACGGCAGCGGCGGGCAGCGCCGGGCCTCGCCCGGTTGCTCAAGGCGCTGGCGGCGGCGGCATGGTGGTGCACTTCTCTCCAAACATCACGGTGCAGGGCGGGAGCGCTGCGGAGGTGGTGCCGCAGGTGCAGGGCGCGATGAAGATGAGCCTGCGCGAGTTTGAGCAAACGCTCAACCGGGTGCTCGACGAGCGCGCGCGCCGGGGGTACTGACCATGGGCATGCCTCACGCTTATCTGGGAGACATCCCGCTGGAGCTGCCCACCTACATGGAGGGCTTCGATGTCGTGATCCAGGCGGACTTCGCCGAGCACGCGAAGGTGGGCCAGAAGCCGCGCTTGCAGTGGGTGGGCGACAAGCTCGACGAGGTGCAAATTACGGCCACGCTGCACGCACAGTTCTGCACGCCGGAGGTAGAGCTGGCGAAGCTGCGCGACGCGGAGCGCAAGCACGAGGCGTTGCAGCTGTATTTCTCGAACGGCCACATCGTGGGCATGTTCGTGATCACGGCGGTGGAACAGCGCACAGTGCAGACGATGCGCGACGGCACGGTGATCGTGGCCGATGTGTCGATCAGCCTGCGCGAGTACACCGAGGACGGCAAGAGCACCGAGGAGGCTGCGAGCGGCACGCCGATGGCGGCGATGCGGGTGGGCGCCAGCGGGGCCGAGACGGGACCGAGCGGAACGGTGAGCGCGGAGCCGACGCCGCGCGGGAGCGATGCGACGGTGGTGCGCGGGGGCGAGGCGCTGAGCGCGGACACATTATGAAGATCAAGGCGCTGAAACACACGGTGGTCGAGGGCGAGCGCTGGGACACGCTGTCCTGGCGCTACTACGGCAACCCGTTTGCCTACGGCCGGATCATCGAAGCGAACCCGGCGATCAACATCGTGCCGGTGTTGCCCTCGGGCGTGACGGTGCTGGTGCCGCTGCTGACGGTGGCCGAGCAAACGGTGCAGCGCGACACCAGCAACCTGCCGCCCTGGAAGCGCTGAGCGCAAGGGGTTTTCACAATGGCAAACCTTGAAGTTTTGCAACCGTCTGTGGTGCTGGTGCTGGCCGGTGTCCGGATGGCGGACTACGTCCAGAAAACCCTGCTGAGCCTGACCTACACGGATTACCTGGAAGGTCAGAGCGACACGCTGGAGGTGGAGCTTGAGGATGTGGAGGGCAAGCTGCAGGGGCCGTGGTACCCAACACACGGCGACGTGATGATCGCCAGCATTGGGTACGAGAAGGGCTATCTGCGCGGGCAATGGTTGCCTTGCGGAGAGTTCCAGATTGACGAGGTGGCGGTGAACGGGCCACCCGACTCGGTGTCGATCAAGGGCCTCGCTGCGGGCACAGAGCATCAGCTGCGCACGGCAAGCGCGGTGGCCTACGACGAGACCACACTGGCCGACATTGCGGGCCAGGTGGCCGCGCGCAATGGTCTGAAGCTGGAAGGCGAGATTGCCGAGGTGGAATTGATTCGCGTGACACAGGCACAGGAGCGGGATCTGCCGTTCCTTCGCCGCCTGGCCGACGAGTATGGCCACGCGTTCACCGTGCGCGACGGCAAGCTGATGATGTACAAGCGCTCGGACCTGAAGGCCCGGGAGCCGCGCCGCACGTTGAGGCGCGAGGACGTGGCGAGCTGGCGCTTTCAGGACAAGATCACGACGGTGGTGGAGAGCGCGGCTGTGACTTACCACGACCCTGTGACCAAGCAGACCTACACGGGAGAGGCGAAGGACTCGGGCGACGAGATTCGCACCCGGCGCCACAGCAACGACACCCGCAAGATCAACATCCGAGCGGAAAACCCGGCGCAGGCCCAGCTCAAGGCGGACGCGGCACTGGAGCGGGCGAACGAAGACCAGACCACTTGCACGCTATCGATGATGGGCGCGGTGGACCTGACTGCTGGAACGAACATTGCCCTTGAGGGCTGGTACGCGATGGACGGAAAATACCAGATCACGCAAAGCACGCACTCGATCACGCGGGGCCAGGGCTACACCACTTCCATCGACTGCCGGAGGATCAGATGAACTCAGAGAGCGCCAGCAGCATAGACCGCCAGACGGGCAAGAACACCGGTCTGGTGTCGCTCAAGATGGGCCTGGTTGAAGACCGCAAGGTGGGCTGGGTGATCGTGCGGTTCCCGGACCTGGGCGACATGCTGACGAAGTGGATCCCGGTGCTTTACACGAAGACCCAGAACGACAAGGGCTTCTGGACGCCCGACATCGGTGAGATGGTGATGTGCATGATGGACGACCGCCTGGAGGACGGCTGCGTGATGGGCGCGGTGTACTCAGAAGTCGACCAGCCGCCGACCGACGACATGGACGAATACGGCATGCAGTTCGAGGACGGTGGTTGGGTGAGCTACAACCGGGAGACGGGCATTGCCAAGGTGGTGGCGCCGACAAAGGTGATCCTGGACACGCCCCTGGTGCACTGCACGGGCGACGTGCAGGTGGACGGCACGATGACGGCGAGCGAAGACGCCATCGGCGGCGGTGTGAGCCTCAAGAATCACATCCACGGCGGTGTGATGGTCGGCCCGTCGGTGACCACGCCACCGGTGGCTTGACCGCGCCAGCGATCAATAAACCGTTTTAATGTCCTGATCCGAGGGCGTTGGGCAGACTGCCCACATGCCCCTCGTTCCCAGCACCCTTTCCGACGTCGGCACCGGCTTTGCACAGGTGGCGCTGAGCCTCGCCAGCGACCGCGCTGACGGCCTGTTGAACGACCGCGCGGCGCGCCTGGTCACCGATGTGGACGACATCCACCAGGAGGTGATCCTGGTGCTGTTCACGCCGCTGGGCGCGGACGTGCACCGGCCGGACTTTGGCTCGGACTGGTGGCACTGGATCGACAGCCCGATAAACGTGGCCCGGCCGCACATCGTGCGCGCGGTGGTGAGCGCCATTGAGCGCTGGGTGATCCGCCTCAAGCTGGTGCGCGTGGTGCTGACGCAGCGCGACGACAACAACTACGCCACGAAAGACTTGCTCGTGGAGTGGAAGTTTGTCGACGGCGTGGCCGAGCAGATTTTCTCGTCCAACGTCCGGCTTGACGACTTGCTGACTTCGCTGGGAGTGATCGCGCAATGACGCTCTTGGACCGCTCGCTGGCTGAGCCGAATTTCATCGACCGCGACGCCGAGGCGATCACGCGCGACATGGTGCGCATGTACGAGGAGCTGACGGGCTTCACGCTGTACCCGGCGCAGGCCGAGCGGCTGATGGTGAACGTGATCGCCTACCGCGACAAGCTGATGCGTGAGGCGATACAAGACGCGGCGAAGCTCAACCTGGTGCGCTACTCGCGCGGTGTGATCCTGGACTACCTGGGCGAGAACATCGGTGTGGCGCGGCTGGACGCGGCGTCGGCCGAGTGCGTTGTGCGGTTCAGCTTTTTCCCGGTGCCGCTGGTGGGCACGGTGCTGCCCGCAGGCACACAGGTGAGCACGTCATCTGCCAGCGGCGCGGCCCTGGTGTTCGCGACGGCGACGGATGTGCTGGTGGCTGCTGGCGCGGAGCAGGTGGATGCGCGGGTGGTTTGTGAGACGCCGGGCGCTCTGGGCAACGGGTTTCTGCCGGGGCAGATCTCCCGGCTGTACAGCGCGCAGCCGCCAGGCCTGAAGGTCAGCGCGGTGGCGAACACCACGATCAGCAGCGCGGGCGCGGACGTTGAAGACGACGATCACCTGCGACGCCGCATCACGCTAGCACCCGAGCAGTTCAGTAACTGCGGGAGCCGCGAGGCCTACACGTTTTTTTCGCTCGGAGCGAATGCAGGGATCACGGACGTGGCGATCACGTCTCCAGAGCCCGGCCTGGTGCACATCCATCCTTTGATGGCGGATGGCCTGCCGGGTGCGCCTGTGCTGGCGCAGGTATTGGCCGCGTGCAACGGCGAGACGCGCCGGCCGTTGTGCGACACGGTGGTGGCGCTGGCGCCGGTGGTGCGGGCGGTGGACCTGCAGATCGCGCTCACGCTGTACGAGGGCGCGGACGCGGCATCGGCGCAGGCGGCGGCCTACCAGGCTGCGGCGGCCTATGTGCAGCGCATTCAGGCGCGGCTAGGTGTGGACGTGGTGCCGAGCCAGATCAAGAGCGCGTTGGATGTGTACGGCGTGTACCGCGTGGAGGTGATCTCGCCTGCGGCGGTGATGGTGATGGAGCCCAACGAGTGGCCGCAGATCACGGCGCTGGCGGTGTCGGTGGTCGGCGACGCGGAGGGCTGACCGATGGACCCGCGCTTCGTGAACCCGAGCCTGCTGGTGCCGCCGATGCGGCGCGACGCACACTTTCGCTCGGCGGAGGCGCTGAACGCGCAAACCAGCCTGCTGCCGGTGGACAAGGTCGTGATCTACGACTTTGACCACGTGGATGCGAGCGCGCTGCCAAGCCTGGCTCAGCAGTTCAACTGCTACGGCGATCTGGGCTGGGAGCTGTGCAACGGCGACCAGTCCGCGCAGCGCGAGTACCTGAAAAACGTGGTGGAGATCAAGCGTCTGAAGGGTACGCCGCACAGCATTCGCGAGATTTTTCGCTTGCTCGGCCTGGGCGAGGTGGTGATACACGAGGGGCGCGGCGGCAAGGCCTACGACGGCGCCTGGAGCTACGACGGCTTCCCGGTGTACGACGGGCGCTGGCGCGATTGGGCGGTGTACCGGGTGACCGTGAGCGCGATGCTGACGACGCGCATGGCCGCGCGCATTCGGGCGCTGCTGCTCAAGTGGGCACCGGCCCGCGACCACCTCTGGGACATCCGCAGCACGGACGGACTGCTGATCTACAACGCCTTCGCGAACTACGACGGCGCATACAACTACGGAGCCTATTGACCATGGCCTATCAACTCGAATCGCCCGAAAACTGGCCGCCAGGCGTGTACCAGATTGCCGTCACTGACCCGGTGTTGGGAGGCTCGGACGGGCCACCGAACCTGATGGGCACGGCGCTGGCGAACCGCGCGTTGTACCAGCGCATGCGCAACGTCACGCCCTGGAGCGCCGACCTGGCCGCGCTGCACGCCTACCCGGCTGGCGCATGCGTGATGCACCTGGGCGTGAGCTGGAGGGCGAAGGTGGACAACGACGTGCCGCCCGGGAGCGATGCGGCTAAGTGGGAGCGCTGGGGATTTAGCGAGAGCGAGTTGTCGGCGGCCGTGGCCGGGTCGAATTCGAACATTGCCGAGGTCGTCAACAACACCTACATCGGCCCGACTCCGCAGAAGCTGCGGGTGTTTTCGCCGGGTACGGTGCTGACCGATATGCCAAACATAGGGCAAGACTACGTGCTCCAGACCTTGGTCCTGACCGGCGCACGCCGAGCACGGATCTTCGCGCACGCCAGTTTCAGGAACGACTCGACGACGGCGTCATGCACCATCGGTTCCTCGCTGCGGGTCGACGGGGCCGATGTATTTGGCGGCCACTACCTGGGTGCTGAGTTGCAGCCGAAGGTGTCGGGCAATGCGGGTCAGATCCCGCTGACGATCATGGACGCAGCTTATGGGCTGAATCCGGAGACCACCTACACGATCACCCTGACCGCCCAAAAGGGCGTGGCTGTCGGCCCGATTATCGTGAAAGACAGCTACATCGACGTGGAGTATGTGTGATGAACAAGTTCTACCGACGTGTTGTTGATGGTGTCGTATCGATGCTGGAGTCGAGCGTGGCGCTCGACGACCCATCGCTCACCGAAATCACGCAGGAAGAGCACCTGCATGCGTCTGCGCCGCCAGTGCTGACGAACGCAGAGCTGGTCGATCAAGCGAAGGCGCTGGCCATCAAGCGCACGGTCGTTTTCGCAAACAAGATTCGCGAGCGCGTCGCGAACAGCAAGCACTACCTGCAGGCCGCACGCTGGCCGATCCAACTGGCCGCCGCCCAGGCAGCGAAGGCCGGCACCGCCAGCGCATTCGACACCGATGTGCTGGCGAGGGAGGCGCGTCTGCGCGGGCTGGGGGAGACAGTCGAGCAACTGGCTGACAAGGTGCTTGCGAACAGCTACGTGTTTGCGCACATCGGCGCGGCCGTGGACGGCATCGAGCGCGCCACTATCGACGCCATCACAGCCTACGCTGGTCAGGACCCCGAGCACTACGAAGTGATCCTCACCGATGCCAAGGCGGCCGGCCTCGTTGAGTTCCTGGACATCTTCGGGGGCGTGTACGGCCAGGCGCAGGCGCAGGCTACGGTGGATGGCATCTTCGAAGCGTGACGATGGACCTCGCACGCGGCCAGATCATTGCCTGCTACATCGGCGACCACAACGGCGACGGGCTGTTGGCCGAATTGGGCGTTTGGATCATCCGCTGGGCGCAGCGAGGCGCGATGTTTTCCGACACGACGCACATGGAACAGGTGCTGGCGCTGCACCCGGACGGCTCGGTGGACATCGGCTCGGCCACGCTGCGCAAGGAGCACCCGGTGACCGGTCAGAACGGGGTGCGGATCAAGCGCTACGTGCATCTGACGCCTGGGCACTGGCGCATCTACTTTTGCGAGCGGCAGGGTCCGCTGTTTGACCCGGCTCGGCCTGCGGTGGTGCTGGCGGCTGAGGACGGTAAGCGGTACGACCTGGCTGGGGCGATTGCGAGCGCGGTGCTGCGCGTGCGGCAGGCGCTAGGCCGCTGGTTCTGCTCGGAGATCGTGATGCACATCGCGGGCTTCCTGGACGCGTGGATCTTCACGCCGGCCCGCGCTGAGGCGGTGGTCGCGAGCTTCGGCCGCGAGATCACCGAAGAGTTTTTCAACCGACTGGAGGCCTGAGATGCTTCGATTTCGTCACTTTTTCATGCTGGGCATGTTCCTGCTCTGGCCGTTGCTGATCGTGCTGACCGACCCCGAGTCGGGCATGCTGCGCGGCTTCTTTCCGAACGCCGCGTGGGCCTCTATGGCGGTGTTCATTCAGGCGCTGGGCTCCAAGACCATGGGCCTGCTGTTTGCCTGGTGGTCGTACATGGCGTTTCGCGACTATGAGGAGGCGGACAACCGCTTCCTGTTTGCCCAGGTGCGCATTCATGGGAACGTGGCCGCAGGGCTGGCGCTGATCGCTAACGCGCTGATCTTGGCGATCCTGATCGTGGTGTTCTGCTGGGGTCTGGACGCCACTGCGCCCGCGATTTCCGGCGCGCTCAGCTCGATGCGAGGTGGCTGACATGCGCCGACTAATCTGCATCGCGCTGCTGGCCTTGGTGCCGGCGTTGGTGGTGGCCGCAGACGTGGCCACGACGATCCCGGCTCGGGCCTACGACCACCTGGGCACGTTCCGCGCCGAGACGGCCACGATCTGGCCGGGCATTCCTGACCGGGCTTACCCGCTGGCTTTGGCTGAGCATGAGAGCGGCTGCTTTGCGATGCCGAAGAAGTGCATGAACCCGGCCAGCAGCTTCAAGACGGCCCGGGAGCGTGCCTGCGGCCTCGGTCAGGTGACCGAGGTCTATGGCCGTTTCGACAAGCTGGGCGAGCTGGTGCGGGCCTATCCGCAGCAGCTGCGCGGGTGGACCTGGGCGAACTGCGCGAGCCGGCCGGACTACCAGGTGCGGGCGATGCTGTTGATGCTGCGCGCCGAACACAAGTCGCTGGCCAGCGTGCCGCTCACGAAGGACGCCCTGCAGATGCTCTCGGCCTCCTACAACGGCGGACCGGGGATGCTGGCGAAGGAGCGGCGAGCCTGTGGCATGACGGCGGGTTGCGACCCGATGCGCTGGACGGGCCACGTGGAGCGTGTGTGTTTGCGCGGCAAACGGGTGATCCCGGGCACGCGGCGCACGGCCTGCGAGATCAGCAGACATCATGCGGGCGACGTGGACGCTCGGATGGCGAAGTACCGGAGGTTGATATGAGCAGCAAATCACTCACCGCGCTCAAGTGGGTTGCCAGTGCGTTCATGGGCAGCGCTGGAGCCTGGAGCTGGGCGATCTGGCTGGGCGTTGGTGCGGCGGCCACGGCCGGCGCGCTGGCCTGGCACGCCGGGCAGGTGCACACAGCCGTGAAGGCCGCTGAGAAGCGCGGCGCAGCGCCTGTGCAGGCGCGGTGGGACAAGAGCCGGGTCGAGGTCGCCGAGGCGGTGGCAACGGCCCACCGTGAAAACGCGCGGGAGTTGTCCCGTTTGGTGCAAGTCAATCAGGAGGTGCAAGGTGCATACAACACGATTCTGGCCAGCGTGGCCGATGCTGATCGCTCTCGGGCTGCTGGTGCAGGGCTGCGCAACGCAGAACGTGCCGCCATCGTTGCCGCCGCCCAGCGAGCCGCCTCCGATGCCTGTGGTCGATATGCCGAGGCCGCCGAGCGCGATCTTGAGCGATCTGAGACAGACACAGACAGATTCGGACACGAGGCGGTGCGAGCGTCAGCGGCGGCTCACGCGCTCAACAGCACCTTGCTCGCCCGGCGAGACGCCGCAGCCGCACGCCGCTCAGCCCGTACCGGGCAAGACACCCTGAAACCCACCCAACCGGAGATCAAGCAATGAACAAGAGAATCCTTTCCCTCGCGGTCGTCATCGCCGCTGTCAGCCTCGTCGGGTGCGGCTCATTCACCAAAGACGGCGACCGGATCTCCGACTTCAAGGCCTCGGCTGATGCGAACAAGAGCATGTATTCCGACCAGGCGGACGTGCAATGGAAGACCCAGGAAACGCTCGCCAAGTGTTTTGAAAAAGCCACAACGGACATAGGGTTGGCGGTCTGCGGTCTGACGACGCAGGCGACGAACATCAACCAGACGGTGAACGGGCGACCGACGCCGAACCGCAACCCCACAACCGGCGTCGAAGCCGCCCAGGCGGTGGGCACCACGGCGGTGAAGGCCACTGCGGCGGCGACGACGGCTGTGGGCGTTGCGAACGCGGCTGCAGATGCGTTCAAGGGCGCTGCGGATGCCCAGGCTCAGACGGCCAGCGAAGGAATCACTGCTGCGAGCAAGGACCCGCTGGTGGTGCGGCCTGAGATTGTGCAGCCGATGGTGGTACAGGTGCCGGCCTCGATACCGTAAAGAAGTGGCGACTGGGCCAGGTGCGTCAACACCAGACCCAGCCGCTTCCCCTGCTGAATAGACCAGCAAGCTCGGCCAGGGCCACCCCACCTGTACAGGCGTGGGAATTGTACCGGGCCGTTTTCACTCCAAGAAAACAGCTTGCATCATGATCAACAAACAGCCGAAGAGTTTCCTCGCATGGATGGGCGGCAAGAGCCAGCTCACCGACCAGATCATTCCCCTGCTGCCTCCGCACCACTGCTATGTGGAGGTGTTCGCAGGCGCGGCCTGGCTGATGTTCCGAAAGGAGCCCAGCAAGGTCGAGATTATCAACGACATCAACTCGGACCTGATCACCCTGTATCGAGTGGTGAAGAACCACCTGGAGGAGTTTGTCCGCTACCTGAAGTGGCTGCTGGTGGCTCGCGACGAGTTCGACCGCTTCATGCTCCAGGAGGTGGACACGCTCACGGACATTCAGCGGGCGGTGCGCTTTTTCTACATCATGAAGACGGGCTACGGCGCCAGGCTGCGCGGCCAGAGCTTCGGGATCGCGGCCAGCCAGCCAGCACGCTTCAACCTGCTGCGGATCGAGGAGGAGCTGAGCGATGCCCACCTGCGGCTCAACCGGGTGTACGTGGAGAACAGGCCCTACAAGGTGGTGATCGACCGCTTTGACCGCGAGGACACATTGTTTTATGTGGACCCGCCGTACTGGAACTGTGAGGACTACTACGGCAAGGGCCTGTTCGCCAAGGCGGACTTCCAGGCGTTGGCCGAGCAACTCGGCGGGATCAGGGGCAATTTCATCATGAGCATCAACGACGCGCCGGAGATCAGGGCGTTGTTCAAGGCATTCCACATCCGCGAGGTGAAGACCAGATACTCGCTGAGCGCCACGACGTCGAAGTCGGTTGTGGAGCTGCTGATCATGAACTTCGACCCACCGAGGTGATGTTGGGCTTTCCCGGTGCGCAATTTTGTTACGCTACCGGAAAGCCCGACCAATGCCCGAATATCTCGCTAATCAGCGGCCAATATCTCGGCGCGCTTCAAGTTGTGATACCCCCTGCGCCGCCTGCGGCGTCACCCCCCCGGGGGGGCGCACCTGGCGGCCCGGCAAAGCCGGTTCCGCGGGTGCCTGGGCAATACCCTTCGGCGCCCGCTCTTTGAATATCG